TACTTTCTTTCTCCTGGTATATTTCAGCATAAAAGCTGGTTCAATTCCCGAAGTTGTCTGCGTTAGCATTGAGACACTTCCGCAAGGAGCAGTAGTTGTTATAGCTATATTTCTTCGACCAAATTCAGAGTGCATTTCTCTAATCTCTGGACTAGCTTCAAATATCCGTTGAATAAAAGGATGATTTTTTTCTTTTTCAAAATCATAAACTGGAAAAGAACCTCTTTCTTTAGCTAGTTTACAAGAAGATTCGTAAGAAGATAAACAAAGGGTTTGATAAATTTTTTCAGTTTCAGAAATACTTTTTTGGCTGCCGTAAACTAAGTTCATCATAGCTAAAGTGTCTCCTAAACCGGTTACTCCTAACCCGGTTCTTCTGCCATTTTGAGCAGCTTCTTTTATCTTTTTCCAAAGTTCGAGTTCGCTTCTTTTAACAGCTTCTGGCTCTGGATCAGATTCTACCTTAGAAATGATCTTGTCAACACACTCCATTTCAAGATCGATTAGATCGTCCATTAACCGTTGAGCTTTTTGAGTGTAATTGTTGAAAAGCTCGTAATCAAACGAAGCATTTTCTGAAAATGGATCTTTGACAAACGAAGTTAGATTCAAAAGTAAAAGTCGACAGCTGTCATAAGCGGATAGAGTTATTTCACTGCAAGGGTTTGTACTAACCGTGTTGAATCCGTCATTTTCGTAAGCTTGGGCTGGAGTAAAATTTAAAACATTATCCCAAAAAAGCAGACCCGGCTCAGCAGAGGCGTGAGCAGATTCTATAATTTGATCCCAAAGCTCCGGAGCGTCTACGAATTTAGAAACTATCTTCTCTTCATCTCCCTCTACAGGAAACCTTAATTCAAATTCTTCATTTTTCTCAACTGCAGTCATAAATTCGTCTGACAGTCTGATTGATATGTTAGCCCCAGTTACTTTCGAAAGGTCTCTTTTGATGTTTACGAATGTTTCGATATCCGGATGATGAACACTGATCGTTAGCATCAAAGCTCCTCTTCTGCCGCCTTGAGCCACCTCTCTGCAACTGTTTGAAAACCTCTCCATGAAGACGCCGATGCCATCGGTTGTTTTAGCCGCGTTCGATGTGCTTAAACCTTTAGGACGAATAGAAGAAATATCAAAACCTACTCCGCCTCTTCTTTTCATTATCTGAACTTGTTCTTGATCAGTTTTTAAAATACCACCGTAAGAATCGTGTGGACTCTCTACGACAAAGCAGTTAGACAAAGATTGAATCTGCCCTTTATTTCCTATTCCTGACATAGGAGAACCTTGCGGAACTATGAATTTAAAATCTTTAAGCAAAGAATAAATCTCTTTTTCGCTCATAGGATTTTCATATTTTGATTCAATTCTAGCGAATTCTGCTGCGATTCTCTTATGCATATCATCTGGAGTTTGTTCCAAATAACTTCCGTTTTTAGAAACTAAAGCATACTTGGTTGCAAATACGCTAGCGGCTAATTCATCTCCACCAAAGTACTTGGTGCTTGCTTTCATGACTTGATCAAACGTATACATCCTTTTTTTACCTCTTTAATTCATCCCACTTTTTCTTAAGAGTTTCCTTCAACTCTTTTTGATCGCTTTGATTAGCTTCGGCCAGAGTTTGTACTTCTTCATTTAAAACTTCGACTTTAGACATTGAAGTATCAAGCTGAATTGGAAAAACTATACCATCCTTTCCAGCTCTGTTTTTAGCTATAAAAAGTCGCCCAGAACCGGTAGCTTTCTCCATTGGTTTTCTAGACAGGGTTACTACGAAATCAGCAACCATTGCTTTTCCATAAGCTTCTGACATATTTTCGAGACCAACAATTTCTGAATTAGAAGAATCCCTGTTAGCTTGAGAAGCTGTCCAGATTGGAATATTTAGTTCCATAGCTAAGTTCCTTAATTCTTCGTAAATTAACTTAAGCTCATGTCTTAAAGAATCATAAGCCCTTGTAGATCTCATTATATCAGCATAATCAATAATTAAAACGTTTGGCTTAAATCCACGCAACAATAATTTATCGATGTGATTCCTGATTGTCACTACAGAAGCAGAATTTGTAGGATATTCTTTTATAATCAACCTTCCTAAATCAGAATTTTTTTCGTAAAAATCTATCACTCTTTCTTTCTGGTTAATAACTTCGGAAGAATTTATGTTGCAAAGATTTGAATCATATCGCAAACCTACCGCTTGTTCGGTTAGCTCAAAAGTATAATGCAAAACGTTTTTTCCTACCCGCATTGCATTAGCACCCATAGCCACAAGCCAATGAGATTTACCGACGCCGGTATTGGCAGTAACTATGCCAATTTCACCTCTACCTAAACCTCCATTTAAGATGTCAGGTGCATCTACCTGTGGTATACCTGTAGGGCAAACTGCTCTGTTTATTTTAACAAATCTTGCTTCAATATCTTCGAAAAAATCATGACCTGCAGTGTTTGGTAATCCAATAGAAACAGCATTTTTCATCAAGGTTAAAACATGATCAAATTTGTCTTCAGAGATAAGCTCAACTGATTTTTCTAAAGCTTCTTTGAAAGCTTGCCTTTTACAAAAATCTAGAATCTTTTCTTTGACATATGCCAAATCTCCTGGGTGGGGATTCTTTTTCATTCTGTGCAAAAATTCTATTACTTGATTTTTTAGTAAGTCATCTCCCTCATCTTGAAAAGACTCTTTAATAATAGAAACTAGCAACTGTGATGTTGGAAAACATTTGTACTTAAAATAATAGCTAAAGTATTTTTCACATAGAAATTTAAGATAAACTAATTCAAAAAAATCAGCTCTCATTACTTCAACCATTTGACATGCCCAATCGCTATCAGACAAGAGGGATTGAAATATTTTTTCTTGAAATTGTTTGTTATATTTTGAGAAGTTCCCCGCGGGGATATTTCCTAAAACATTGCTTTCGTAATTTGCTGTTTCCATTAATTTAAATTCCTAATTGATAAAAAGAATCTCTCGATATCAAAATTATTTACGCCAATTTGTAGTTGTTCTTTCATAAATGATAATTTATTTTTTTTATTCTTGTCTGACTCTAAGAAAGACTCTATTTTATTAATTTGAAAAGCAGAAATGTTTCTTATTCCAAGACACATAAGCTTCCAGTTCTTTCTAGGAATGTCTGAATTCTTAGAAATCTCCTCGTAGAGTTTAATTTTGCTTGATTTGCTTTTTTCATCTGCTAGCTTAATTAATTCATCGATAATCAAATTGTTCTCATTAATTTCAGGAAATCTCTTTACAATGCTTTTGAAACCAGCTCCTTTTACACCCCGTAGGTTATCAGATGCATCTCCAACGAAACTTCTAACTAAACAAAAATTTTCGGGATAAACTCCAAACTTTTCCTTAACGACATCGCGGTCAATAATTCTTTTTTGACCGGGAGACCACTGCAAAGTTTTTTGATTTAAGAGTTGATATAAATCTTTATCTGAAGAGATTATAATTTTTTCTTTCTCTTTTAAGGCATCGTTACACAGGTATCCTATGACGTCATCAGCTTCGCAATCTGAGATGTAAAGTTGTTTGACACCAGAATAGTTTAAAAGTTTTATAAGTTTAGATATTTGCCAATTTCTGTTCTCTTTAGTATCCGGAATATCATCTTCATAGTAACGATTAAGCTTCTTTGGCCTTCTTGAGTCTTTATACGTTGATTCTATAGATCTTCTCCTAGGAGATCCTCCACCTTCCCATATAACGAATACATCTTCAGGATAAAAACGTTCACATAGAAGTTGTATAGCTTTTAAGAACCCGACGATGCCTCCAACGTGTTCACCGTTGATTGACATCGTCGGGTTAGCTATAAAATGTCTTGTAAAAAGATTTAAAGAGTCAATTAAAAGATAAGGTCTTTCGTGTTTTTTCACGTAGAAAGTTCCATAAAATCGCTTTCCATGTCCATAGAAATAGATCTAACTTCCTCATAAGACTCAGGATCAATATCCATGTGCTCTTGGCTAGCCATTTTTCTTACCATAGCTGATTCTAACAAATCATCAATATAGTTCTTAAAAGAAGAGTCAGACCATATTTCCCCGAAGTCAGCTTTATAGAATTTCTTTTCTACAGAGACTTCTCCAGTTTTAATGTTAGATACTATAAGAGATTTCCAAGCCCCGGTGCCTGAAAGTTCTACGCGATTTTCTCCAATGTCAGCTGATCCAAACTTACGAAGCTCATCAAAAACTTGTTCATGTTCTTGAATTCCTTTTCCAAAGTGAATTTCGAAATTACATGACCTGAAAGGAGGAGCAACTTTGTTCTTAATCGTCTTTGCAGAAACATTAATTCCGATTACTTCTTTCTTTTTATTTTCAATTCGCTGACCGGCACCTAGCTTAATCCTTACCGAAGAATGAAAAGGTATAGCTTTACCGCCTGGAGTCGTTGTTGGATCTCCATACATTACGCCAATGTTTGTCCTAATCTGATTTAAACAAATCATCAAAGTATTTGTTTGACCAATTACTCCAGTAATCTTTCTCATTCCTTTAGAAATAGCTCTAGCTTGAAGACCTATCGAATTTTGATCATAATCGCCAACTAGTTCTGCTTTTGGAGAAGACGCAGCAACACTATCCCATATAATTGTAATAGGTACATCTTTATCCATAGCCTTCGCTTTTAAAATGGTAGACTCCGCGATAGAAAGCACCTCTTCAGTACAATGAGTATCAACGTAAACAAACCTCTTTGTAATATCTACGCCAAGCAATGCTAAGTTCTCAACGCTTGTAGCATTCTCAGTATCGATGTAAACTACTATTCCGCCTAATTGCTGCGTTGATCTAGCGATTTGAATAGCTATGTGAGACTTACCGATAGATGGAGGGCCAAAAATTTCGACAATCCTTCCTTCCGGCAATCCTCCATCTCTCTTGTTAGAAATAATGTAATCAAGTTGCTTAGAACCTGTACTGACCCATCTTTTTACATGGGTCGGTGAAGAATCAGTGTGCAAATTGTAAGCAACTTTTGAACCATGTTCTTTATTAAGAGAAGTTATCAAATCACTAGTAAAATCATCAGTTTGATTTTTTGATTTTCTTTTCGCCATTATTATTAAACTCCGTTAGAAATCGTTCTCTAAATCTGCAAATGCATCATCTAGACTGGAAAACTTCTTATCAGTCTGAGAAGGCTGCTTCTCAAAATTCCTACTAGTATTTACTGGTTCTTCGTTTTCTGAATCTAAGTCACCATTCAACCAGTCATTAACAATTTTCTCTAATTCATCGCTTGATTTCATAGAATACATATCGTCTAAGTTAGGGATACTAGAAATCCAGTTTTTGCCTTGATTAGAATCTTCTGTAAGCCTGCTAGTTTTTCCTCGTGGTCTTACTTCAGTGGTTGCCCACATTCTTCCTGGAGCTTTCGTACAAATGACCTTTACGTCTCTGCCTTCTGTAGGGTCGGTAATATCTCCATAGTCTTCATCTAACATGATATTTAACAAAGATTGATAGACTGTCTTACCGAAAGACCAGACACGAACTCCTTTATCTTCTTCGCCTCGTACAACTACTGGAGCGTAATAGCGTGGCTTTGGATAAAGCTTTTTTGCTAGTTCATAAGATTCTTTAGTAGCTTCATCTCTAAGTTTGTTAATTAAATCTTGAATTGGATCTTCTTTTCCAAACTGGTATGGTGCTAATAGTCCTGGATTATTTCCAATGTTGTAATAGAACCACCTCTCTACAAAAGGGAGACCATCATCATTCTTGAATGATAAAAGCCTTACTGTTACTTCTTCGCCCTCTTGAGGACGCCACATTGCATTTCTCTTATTACCTTGACCGCTAAGCTGATTAAGCTTGCGTCGGATTGCATCAAAATCGACTGCCATATTTACCTCCATATTTTTTAAATTGGCAACTTGCTAACTGTATTATGATTATATGGTAGTATGATGCGATTTTCAGGTATTACTTAGATTTTCTTCTTTTCTTATTTTTCTTAATAATCTTGGCAGGATATGTTGGGCCGGTGCCTAACGGGGTGGATACTCCGG